CACTTACGCACACCCGAGGCTCTGCGACAAGCAGAGAAAACACACAAAGCTCGAATGAGCATATACAGGAGAAATAAACTATGATACTATGCAAATACACAATATATGATTCAGCACTTGAAGCATACCACCAAGATTACAGCTTGGAAAACGACGCAATAGCTTTAAGACAATTCGCCGATATGGCGAATGAAGAAACACAAATTGCCAAAAATCCAGAGGATTATTCGCTTTGGCGAATTGGCACATTTGAAACAACAACTGGAGAATTAACACCACAAGAACCTACATGTATTGCAAAAGCACATGAACATGTGATACAATTTAAAAAAAACAAAAAATAAGGAACTAACATGCCCATGAAAAACCCACACAAATACAATACAAGAATCGGCTCTGCGCAACAACATCAGTTCAGCGAAGTACCACATGCCGATATACAACGTTCAACATTTGATAGGAGTCATGGGCTAAAAACCACATTCAATGCCGGTCAATTAGTTCCTATATATGTAGACGAAGCATTACCCGGAGATACATTTTCATGTAATCTCACAGCATTTAGCAGACTAGCAACGCCAATACATCCAACCATGGACAATGCATTTATGGATACCCATTTCTTCGCAGTACCAGTTAGATTAGTCTGGGATGATTTCGAAGAATTTATGGGAGAAACTAAAACATATAAAGCAGCTGGTTCCGACAGATTAGACGGAACACCCGACTTTACAGTCGCAGCGCCAGTACCACCGACAATAACAGCGGGTGGCAGTGGAGAAGCAGAGCAATCATTGTCCGATTATTTTGGAATACCAACAAAAGTAGCAGGATTAGAATTTAGTGCATTATGGCACCGAGCATATACGCTCGTATGGAACGATTGGTTCCGAGATGAAAATCTGCAAGCACCAAAAACAGTACTTACAACCTCTGGAGCAGACGCAACGACGTATGCATTACTTAACAGAGGAAAAAAACATGATTATTTTACATCAGCATTACCATGGCCACAAAAAGGTGCAGATGTAACAATTCCATTAGGAACTAGAGCTCAAATTCATGGAGATGCAATAGCAGGTAATACTGTTGGAATTTATAACGATAATTATGCTGGTTATAGACGTTTAGATTCATCAGCAAATGATTTGAAATATGATAATACTGTTGAAACAGAAGCAAATTCATTATACGCAGATTTATCAGATGCTACATCAGCAACAATCAATCAACTTCGATTAGCATTCGCTACACAAAAATTTCTTGAAATACAAGCCCGTGGCGGTTCAAGATATATCGAAGTGATCAAAAACCATTTCAATGTAACTAGCCCAGACGCTAGATTACAACGACCCGAATATTTGGGTGGCGGAAGCTCACCGGTTAATATCAGCCCGGTCGCACAAACATCGTCAACTGACGCAACAACACCGCAAGGTAATTTATCGGCCATAGGAACAACAGTACTTAGTGGCCACTCTTTTACAAAGAGTTTCACTGAACATACAATAGTAATAGGTTTGGTATCTGTAAGAACAGATTTAACATACCAACAAGGACTGAACAGAATGTTTAGTAGAGAAACAATTTATGATTACTACTGGCCAACGTTATCTACGATTGGCGAACAAGCAGTCAAAAATAAAGAAATATTTGCACAAGGTACTGCAGCCGACGAAACAACGTTCGGCTATCAAGAGCGTTATGCGGAATATAGATACAAGCCAAGTTCAGTAACTGGCAAATTCCGCTCAAACGCAACAGGAACCCTAGAATCATGGCATTATGCACAGGAGTACGCAAGTCTGCCATTACTTGGTGATTCATGGATACAGGTAACAGACACAAATGTTCAACGTACATTAGCGGTAGCAAGCGAACCTCAATTTATATTTGATTCGTTATTTAAACTAAGATGTACAAGACCAATGCCAGTAAATAGCATCCCCGGTGGGACACATTTCTAATGTGGGAAGGTATTAGTTCAGCTATAAGCGGCATCTTTGGCTATAAAGGCCAACAAAAACAAGATGTCGCAAGCGCAATACAAGCGCAAAAACAAATGGACTTTCAAAGAGAAATGTCTAATACGGCTGTACAACGCCGAATGGAGGATTTACGAAAGGCCG